GGCGACGGCGGCCTTGACGAAGTCCGCGGCCTGATCGGCGGTCAGCAGGTCGCCGGCGTCGGCCTTGGCGGCCTTCTTCTTCGCAGCCGGCTTCTTGCCCTCGTCCTCGTCCTCGTCCTCGTCGCCATCCTCGGCGTCGTCATCGTCCGCCTCGTCGTCGCTGTCGGCGTCCCTCTTCTTGCCGAAGGGCGGGGCGAGCTTGCCGCCGTTCTTGGCCTTCCCGGCCTTGGTCAGGTCCGGGTCGTCGGCGAGCATGAGGTTGTCGTCGCCCTGGTCCTCGCCCTGCTCGCGGGCGATGAACCACTTCAGGGACTCGACCGCGCCCAGGAGCATCTGGATGTCGCAAGCCTCGTTGAGGTTCCCGGCAGCGAGAGACTCGGCCTCGGCGATGATCAGCTGTGCGATCGCGGCGATCGCCGCCTGCGCGCCGTCGATGTCCGAGCCCTCATTGCCGGTCTCGTTCACCTCGCCGTCGTCGGCCTTCGCCAGTTCAGGGGCGAGCGCGCGGACGTCCCGCAGGACCTGCTCGGCCTTCTCGGTTGTCGCCGCGTCTGCCTTGTCGGCGTTCTTGAGGGATCCGTCTGCGTTCCCGTTGTCGGGCACCATGGCCTCCAGTCCGAGGGCCTCGGCCCGCTTGACGATGTGGGCGCGGATCGAGTCGTGGTCGGAGCCACCGCGCCCTACGGCGCGGATCGCCTTCCTCAGGTCCGCCTTGGTCTTGATGGGGAGGCTGCCGTCAGGAAGGGCCTGGCCGGTGTCCGCCATGCGCTTGCGGTCGGCGGTGTTGTAGCCCTTGGTGAGGTCCGCGTCCGCGGCCTTCACGGTCACGTTCACCACGACGGGAAGCAGCGCATCGCCGTCGGTGGTCTCCGCTTTGGCTGCCTCGGCGGCCACCTGCGCACCGCCGGCAGCCAGCGCCGCGAGGGCTTCCTTCACGGGCGGCGCGAGGCGGTTGTACAGCTCCGGGAGGAGGCCGAAGGTGTCGCCGTCGGTCTTCTCGACGACCTGCGCGTCTTCCACGAGGACAAGGTCGCCGGCGGCGTCGGCCTTGGCGAGGTCGAACATGCAGCCCGGGTTCGCGGGCCGGTCGACCACGGATACCTCGATCACGTCCCCGCCGATGACCAGGCCGTTCGGGGCGTCAGCCTTGCCCATCTGTACCCGCGGGCCCTTGATGCCGACGGAGAAGCCCCGCAGGACGCCGTGCTCGATCTTCTTGACGGCGACCGGGTCGACGATGCGGGCAGTGAGGAGATGGGAGCCGTCGGCGCTCTTGGACAGGCCGACGCCGACGCCGACGGCCCTCTTGCCGTCGTGCTGCTCGCGGACGTTGCCGCCCTCGGCCATCCAGCGGGGCATCGCCTGGTCCAGCCACCCGTCGTCGAGGCGCTGCTGGTCACGGTCGAGGGCGGAGGACGCGGCCGGCCCGTAGACCAGCAGCGTCCCGTCGTCCTGCTTCTCGGACTTGGTGATAGGCGCCCAGGAGTACATGAGGTCGGACATCGGCTGAGCCCCTCCTTCCTGGGCATGCGAAATGACCGCCCCGACGGGACGGCTCTCAGGTCTGGTTGTCGGATGCCGCTTCGGCGTAGATCCAGCAGCGGCAGCTAGGGTGCGCCGGTGGCGAGTCGGAGCCATCCGGCCACGTCCCGTCGGGCGCAACCGGCCCGTAGTCCTCGTTGCCCTGGCACTGGGCGCACACCCGGTCGTCGTCCTCCGTGCACCACCACAACTGCTGTGCGCCGGCCTGCTGGTAGGTGGCGGTGGCGCCGGCCGCTGCGGCACGGACGAGTTCGGTCAGGGCGACCATGGCGGCCCACGCCGTATCCGCGAGGGCTGCCCGCAGGCGAGCGGCGAGCTGCGCGACCGTGTCCCCTGCAGCGCTGCCCTTGGCTAGAGCGACGGCCAGGGCCGTGAGGCGCCCGGAGGCGATGCTCGTTGCCCACGCGGTCGCTGCGGCAAGGAACTCGTCCAGGGCCGAGCGGGAAGCGTGCGGGATGAGGCGTTCGGCGGCTTCAGCGTCGCCCTCGGCCCAGCCCCACACGTCCACGTCCCGGCCGTCCAGGACGGCCTGAGCGGAGGTGTGGCCGATGAGCCAGCCCTCGATCCATACGAGCCGCAGGACCGCCAGAGCGGGCACGACGTCGATCTTCTCGCGGTGCAGGAATGCCAGGGCGGCGGCGACCGCCCACTTGTCCTGCCCGTCGAGGGCGTCCGGCTGCGTCCAGGGCACCGTGTCGGTGGACTCGTCGGCCTTGACCGTCTGCTGGCCAAGGAAAGCCTCGGCCAGCGCCCGGGGCTTCACGCTGCGGGTCATCGCGCGGCTGATCCGGGGTGCCCACGTGTCGGCGGTGGTGAGGTCCCGCTGCCAGCCGGGCCACGCCCGGTCAGCGCCTTTTGGGCGCACCACCGACTTGAGGAGGATCCTGGGATCGTCCGCGAGGTGCGGGGCGCTCGCCTTGGTCAGCACCGTGGCCTCGAACGGGCGCCGCGGCTCAGGATTGCGCCGTGACCAGCGTGCGAATGCGGCGAGCTCCGCCTTCACCGCCTCGCCCTGGTCGCCGTCGGCGCCCGCCGTCTGCGACTCGCCATCGTCGGGCTCGTCGCTTTGGCCGCTGGCGTCCCCCGTGTCGTCCTGCTTGGGGGCCTGGGCGGGGGCGACCATCTCCCCGGGCGGCGCGAGGAGACTCGCGCCCTCCAGGAAGATCACGCCGCGCTGGGTCATGACCATCGGCATGTCGGCCTCGTCGAAGGCGTAGCGCGGCAGCCCGAGCCTGTCGCGGTCCTCGTTCAAGGTCATGCGGCCGAACTGGAGCCGGTTCTGCGCGACCTGGTCAGCGGCGGCCTCGTCCTCGTCTTCCAGGCCGAGGATGCGGAACTCCAGCTCCTGCGGCATCCCCAAGTGGCGCCGCGAGATGCCGGTGATCAGCGACTGCAGCCAGCGGTAGGTCGGCATCGTTGCCGAGCGGTCCTTGATGTCCGCCTGGCCCTCGTGGTAGCCGGAGGATCCCAGGCCGCCGCCGTCGGTGAAGTTCAGCTCGGCGATCGTCGTCGAGAAGTGGTTCGCCAGTTGCTTGAGGAGGAACAGGTCGTACTCGGGCTTGTAGCGCTCGGCGACGTCCGGGGACGGCTCCAGTTCGAAGCCCGGCGGAAGGATCCGCAGCCGGTGCCGCTCCAGCGTCTGGCCCGACCACGTGTCATTCAGGGCGGTCTCGTACTCCAGCACCTGCGCCGGAGTCCAACTGTTCTCTGCCGTGTTGCGCAGGACCCCGGTGGGGATCGCGCCCTCGGTGTACTCGGCGCGGATCCACGAGCGGCGGCGCAGCCACACGTCGAGGTCTTCGAGGCACATCTCCACCGCGGAGTGCCCGTAGAGGGTGTCCGCGCGGACGTTGCGCCGCTTGTAGATCAGCGTGTCCGGGCCGAACGCATTGAGGATCTTCCCGTCCTCGTCGACGTCGGCCAGGTATTCGCCGCGGGGGAAGCCCCACAGGATCTGCTGGTACGACGGGTTCGGCGGTAGTGGCTTGCCGCCGCGGTAGTCCCGCAGCACCTTGATCGTGCTGCCGTCGATGATCTCCATGGCGTACACGCCGCCGCCGTAGGTGCGCCGCGGGTAGATCGCGATCGCGTCCAGCACCAGGTGCTCTTCCAGGAGCTTCCCGGCCCAGTCCGTCCAGTCCTCGTCCTGGCCGGGGTCCGGGCGCTCCCAGAACGCGGAGCAGCGGGCGATCTCGGGGCCGAGCCGCTTGCGCAGATCGGACTCGACATCGGCCCGCGCCATGCTCGGATGGTCCGCCTCCGCCTGCGCAACGGCCGCCTTGGTGATGCTGATCGCCCAGTTCAGGGTGGCGATCTCGTCCTTGCGGATCTGGATGCAGCGCCGCGGGATGCCGCCGGCCGCGGCCGCGTCCCGCAGCACCTTCCAGGGGATGAGCCGGTCCGAGACGCCCGGCAGGTTCGAGCTGACCGGGTACTCGTTGAACCGCGGCTCGGGTCGGCCCGTGTCTGGGCGGACGGGGTCGATCTGTGCCGGGATGAGCGGCAGGCCGGGGCCGAACGCTACCTGCGGGTCGAGGCGGGGCAGCGGGTTGAAGCCGCCGGGGATCTGGCCACCGAGGCTCGCGGTCTGCAGCATGGCCTGGACCTGTGCGGCGGTGTAGACCGTCGCTCCCGCGCCCGCGGCAGGCCCCTGGGCCTTCTCGATGCGGGCCGGACGGCGGTTGCGGTTGCTGCGACGGGACACCCGACACCCCCGTTCGGCACATACTGGCCAGGTCATGGAGATGGGCGCCCGGAGGGCTGGTCATGGAGATCAGGGATCGATCACGGGCGAGTGGGCACCCGCAGCCTGGTACGAGGTCTTCGAGCTGAGCTAGAGGGCGGGCGATGCGGGCTGGGCCGCGGGCGCAAGCCCAGCGAGCACGCCGGTCGAGCACAGCGACTCGTGAGCCTCCCGTTCGGCGAGCATCCGGGTCAGCTCGTCCACGCCGTTTGCCGTCCACGACCGAAGGCAGCCGTCGCCCTCGGTTCGGCAGATCAGCACCCGGAACGAGGGCCGGTTGCGCATGTGCTCGCAGCGCGGGGCCAGCAAGCGGATCATCAGGGCCTCCCGGCCATTTGAGGGTTGAAGCTGCTCAGCCAGTCCATCGCCTGCGCATGGCCGCCCGCGCCCGCGTAGAACGCCAGCAGCAGCGCGTCGGCATTGTCGGGGGAGCGGCCGAGACGCTTCTTCGTCTCTTCCTTC